ACAAGACTTCTTAAAAAATCACCAAATGATTTGCCTGATTTCATTTGTACCATTATTTCGTTGTCTGATGAGCCGATTGGCTGACCATATTCACGTAAAAACTGATTGGCCGTTTGATTAAATTTGTCCATATTATTATTTATCTAATTAGAAGTAGTTTTGTAGATAGTCTATTAAAGTAATCTTTATTTAAAAACGTTAATTCGTAACGTTTTGTAAACTTTTTTACGCCTGAAAATGTATACTTACTAATATCCATATTATTAATTTTACTTACCATCGAATTTATTGTTGTTTGAGCTTTACCATCATTTATACCGATTAGATGATCAAGATATACTATAGAATATTTACTTATAAATATTTTTAAAGGTAGGAGTCTATCTACTCTACGAAGAAAATTGGTAAAAAAGGTTAAAATGTCTTTTTCTTTAAAATATTTTGTTAATTCACAGTCATCTAACTGAGTATTATTAAAGTATATAATAGACTTTGACTTGCAATTGAGTAACCTTTGACATATATTGTATATGGTATAGTGGTATATAAACTTTTTAACCTGTAGATTGTTTATACTCTTTTCTAATAAGTTAAATTCATGTAAAGAATTGATTATCTCTGGTTGTATATCGTTTATTAATAACTCATTAAAGTCAATTATAGTAAAATCATAATTTTCTATATGTAAATCAGCCATCATCACTATTATTATAGTACTGTTCCAAAAACAATTTAGGAGCTTTACCTATTCTACAGTTTATAATACCATTATAATAATTTTCACTCAATAGAACATCCTTTTCAAACTGCATTTTAGTTTCAAAATATGATAATTCAAATTTGCTATTGCAAAATTTTAAAATTTTAAAGTTAAATTTATCTATACCTAGTGAAGATATATCACTATTAAGAGCATCTGATGAACCTGTATATGTTTTCCAATCACTTTCAATGTAATCAATACGTTTACGTTTTTTACCTTTTAATGGTTTACGTTTTATTTTACGAACCATTTGCTTTTTACCGATATATTTCTTATCATTAATAGTGTTAATAATTTCATATATAAAACCGAAAGTACCTTCCGGTATCGGTTTATATACCTCCCATATACCTGTATCCATTTAGATATTTACTTTTTATTCTTGGATTTTCTAGTTTTTCTCTTCTTCTTACCCACTTTACCGTTTCTGGAATAAGTTACACCTAGAGCTGTTGGTCTTCTAAAATCACCAGGAGCATAAGCATCTGTACCTGGAGTACCGCTAACTGTTGTACCATACCCAGCTGCAGCAGTAGGTCCTAAAGCCCCACCACCGACTGTATTTTCATCTTCCTCTGTTGTATTTTTCCTTTTTAGTATTTTTTTAAATGCTTTTTCAAATAAAGTTGTTTTCTTCATAATAGTATTTATAATTAATATGTGAGTTTATTAGATCAATACATAGATGAAATAGAAAAAGATTTACAAATTAATGAATTTAATCTTAAAGATTCATCGATGAAAGCACCAGCTCGTAAGCATTACTGGGTATCGAAATTAATAAGACATAAACAAAATCTATTAAAACTTAGAATATTAAGAGATTCAGTAAAGAAAGAAATAGTAGGTAAAATTATAGAAGAAAGCCCAGTTAAAGTAACGATGCCGGTTGCTGAGAAAGCAAGTTATAGGCATGATAAGATGAAAGAAATATCTAAAAAAATTAGTAATGAAGAACTAATTATTGAATTCCTAGAAAAAACAGAGAGAACATTTAGTGCTATAGGTTTTGATATAAAAAATATTATCGAAATTATGAAAATGGAACAATTATAATGAAATTTGAATTAGCTAAAGAAAAAATTAGATTAATAACTGATGACTTAGACGATATACGGGAACATTTTAGTGTTAAAGATGAAACAGCTCGTTTCCGGATGAGAGGTAGAGCTAGATTTTATTCTAATTCTCGTATATATTGTATAACCCCGACAGGTCTTTTTGAACCTGGTCTATTTTTTGATATTTTAACTTATATAAAGCAAGAATATCCTAATATAGATTGTCAAATAGATCAAGACATTTTACCTATAGTTAAGCCGACATATAAGGAAGAAAGAGCATATGATAATCTAAAATTTCCATTAAGGGATTATCAATTAGATTCAGTAAAAGAAGCATTAAAATTTGGAAGAGGTATTATAAAACTTGGCACCGGAGGTGGTAAAACTTTAACTATTGCTTCATTGTTAATGAGTCTTTATTCTAATAATCCCAAATTAAAAATTTTAATATTGGTGCCAGACCTAGGACTAGTAAATCAAACATATAATGATTTTATTGAATATAATGTATTATTTAAATTTACTAGATGGACTGGTAAAATAAAACCTGATTTAACCGCTAACTGTATTATAGCCAATAGAGGTATATTACAGAGTCAGTTTGATGATAATGATTGGATAAAATATATCGATGTTTTGGTAGTTGATGAATGTCATACTATAAAAAAATCAAACAAAGTGAGTAAGATGGTTAATAAAATACATACTTTTAATAAGTTTGGATTAACTGGTACTTTACCAGATGATAAACCGGAGCAATGGAATGTCATTGGTAAATTAGGTAAAGTAATATACGATAAGGATAGCTACCAACTTAGGTTAGAGAGCTATTTAACTAACGTCGACATTAAGATCATTAACATAAGTTATAGAGATAAACCTCTAGTAGTTAGTGGTGGTAATAACTTTAAAGCAGAGCTAGATTTTATATATACCAATAATTTTAGAAATAATGTTATCAAAAATATATGTACTAAATTTAATAATAACTCTCTTATATTGGTTAACCATTTAGCCCATGGTGATACATTATATGATAACTTAACTCAAATTGATAATAAGAAAGTTTATTTCGTTAAAGGTGAAGTTGATGTAGAAGAAAGAGATAAAATTAAAAAAATAATGGAAACTAATAATGACGTTATATGTATTGCAATGAGTTCTATTTTTAGTACTGGTGTTAATATTAAAAATATACATATGATTATGTTTGCTTCTGGAGGTAAGAGTTTTATTAGAACGATCCAATCAATCGGAAGAGGTTTGAGACTACATGAAAGCAAAGATAAACTAATTATTATAGATCTTGCTGATAAGTTAAAATACGGTAACCGTCATTCCGATAAACGTAAAGAAATATATAATACAGAAAAAATTAATTATAATATAACAGAGATAGTTGAAAAATAGTATTTATACGTTATAATTAGGCTATGGCTAATACTAAAAAAACTACTGGTAAGCGTAGAGGACCTAAACCAAAAAAGACTGAATACTATGTAGATCCACGGGAATTAAAAGCTGAACTAATTGCATATTATGAATGCGAAGATTGTACACCTAAATTAGGGGATATGATTCATAAGATAGCTCATGGTTTAAGTTATTCATCTAATTTTATTAACTACACTTATCGAGATGAAATGGTAGGTGATGCTTTAGTTAAGATGTATACTGCTGTTACCAATAAAAAGTTTAATGTAGATTCAGAATACAATCCTTTTTCGTATTTTACTACTATTGCATTCCATGCTTTTATCAATAGAATTAAAAAGGAAAAGAAGCATGCTAATACATTATCTGAATATAAAGAAAAGGTTTATGAACAAGAAATGTTAGATTCAATGGATGGTAGGGTCTACGTAAAACCGATGTATGATGATGTAGATACAGAACCGAATGAATAAAGTAGCTATATTTTCTGATTTGCATTTAGGTGTTCACCAGAATAATGATTTCTGGTTAGGTATAGCTAACAAATGGGCTGATTGGTATATTACTAATTTAAAATCGCAAGGTATTAAAGATATTATATTTTGTGGTGACTTTTTTCATTATAGAGACGAAATTTCAGTTAAGACTTTAAATTTTGCAAAAGATTTATTAGATAAATTTAAAGATTTTAATATTATCATGATAACTGGTAATCATGATGCATGGTATAAAGATACATCAGAAATTAATAGTTTAAGTATTCTTAAAGGTTATAAAAACTTAACAGTATATGATAAACTTGCTACTGTAGATTATAAAGGTAAATTAATATCATTTTGTCCTTGGGGTACAAAAATAGATGATATACCGAATAGTGATTTAATATTCGGTCATTTTGAACTAGAAAATTTTAAAATGAATATGTTTAAAATATGTGACCATGGAGATGATCCAGACATACTAGTTGAAAAATCTAAATTAATATTTACAGGACATTTTCATGCAAGGGATGAGAAACATTATAAAAAACAAGATAGTTCTATTATCTATGTTGGTAATCCTTATGAAATGGACTTTGGTGATACAATGCAAACGAAAGGATATTATATTTTAGATTTAGATGATATGTCATATGAATTTTTTGAAAATAATATTACACCAAAACATATTAAGATAATCTTATCTAAATTAATCAATATACCAGACGTTGAAAATGTATTTAAAGATTCATTACCTGGTAATATTATAAAATTAATTATTGATAAAAATATTAGTACCGATCATCTGGATGCTTTAGTTACTAAATTAACTACATATAAACCAATTGAATTAAGGATTGATTATGATGTAAATTATAATCAACTTAAGATTGAAAACGATGAAGATTATGATTTATCAGGTGTTGATATTAAACATGCAATTGAAGAGTTCGTTAATATGTTAGATATAGAAAATAAAAAAGATGTAGTAAATTATTCTACATCTTTATATGAAAGAGTTAAATGAAATACGTATGCTTTAAAGAGTTAAAAATAAAAAACTTCCTGTCTATAGGTGAGGAGTTTGTAACTGTAAATTTTGAAAAAGGTTTGCATATTGTAACTGGTGTCAATAGAGATAAAGAAGATAGGAGAAACGGGGTCGGTAAAAGTACGATAGCTGATGGTTTATATTTTGCTATATTTGGTCAAACCCTTAGAGACTTAAAAAAGAATTTTATCGCTAATAATTTAACTTCAGGTACTTGTGAAGTACAGTTATCTTTTACTATAGATGACCCAAAACATGGAGTTAATGAGTTTGATATTATTCGTACATTAAACCCAAGTAAAGTTTATATCTATAAAAACGGTAATGATAAAACGAGAGATAGTATAACAAATACTAATGAATATATTAATACTATTTTATCTTCGACACCAGAAATATTTCAAAATTGCGTTATAATGACTCTTAATAATCATGTACCGTTTATGGGTAAAAGTAAGACAGAAAAACGTAAGTTTATTGAGCAAATATTTAACCTTGAAATTTTTAGTAAAATGTTAGGTGAGTTACGTAATGAACATAATGAAATAAAACGCAACTTCGACATTGAAATTACTAGATTAG